AGCTGCTTTGTAGCATTCGTGTAAAGCTGTGTAATGCTGATCGATCTTTGATAATGGTTCAGGAGATTGGCGAACGACTCGACGATTGATCTTTTTGCGTTTGATAGGTTTTCGTGTGTTCGCCATAATTAAAATTATCGCTTACTGATTAAGACAAACAGATCATCGACACGCTGTTCAAGCCTTGTAATTTGATCCTTAATACTGCTTCCAGAATTGGGTTTCAATTCTTGTAAGTAGGATTTAATAACCCAGCGCAGACCCAGCAACAAACTTGTAGATACGGCGGATACGCCAACGGCTATACCAACCCATTCGTTGGCTGTCATTTCGCATTAAGTCCATAATCAGCTTCTTTGCCGGACTTTGGATCTAATGCCTTGGCAAGAGGTGCAACCAATGCTCCAGCAAGGATTGCAAACTCTGGTCGGATGTCAGCAACAATTGCCAACAGCACAGTAATACCGGAAGCAGCCACAGCTCTTAAATATGACTTAATTGCTGCCTTGTGTTTATTTGATAGTTTCATGCGTTGCCTCCTAGTAGTGGGATGTTAAAGAACTCTCCTGTTTGTTTTGGGTGGAATGAAATATGAATATGTTTGGTGTGGGGATTGATACCCTTGTATCTACGCCAACGCCAATTTAATAGTTTGCTGGCAATATGATGATTGTGAATTACATATTTGATCCGCTTATCTGTTTTGCCAGCAATTCGGATTTGATCGGCAAGGTAGGCAGATATGCCTTCGGCTTGACCTAGATCAGCTGTAATATCAATTGCACAAACCTCACCCGAAGGCAAGGCGTTGTGATCTGATTTTACTTTTTGATGCCTAGCGTCTGAAATCCAACCATCCGATTTTCTAGATCTATCAGGAAAACAATCATCAATTTGCTCACGCAACTGAACTGCTGCTTTAGACAACCAAGGCTTCATTACAAACCGAGTGCTTTTAAGTCCTCAACAGTCAAACCAAGTGCTGCAAGTTTAGCCTGTGCTGCTGCTTTAGCATCTTTCTGTGCTTTAGCATCTGCAATCTCTTTTGCTTTAACAGCCTTAATCGCATCATCAATTTGTTTTTGAGTTGGTGCATCGCCTTCAAGAACATCCCATTTAATTGTTGAATAATCATTATCACTAAATGAAAATTCAGCCGTTGGTTTTAACAATCTAATTGCATCAAATAAATAATTATTCATTATGCACCTATTTCTAAAGCGATTATTGAACTTGTTACGCCATTTTCACCTTGACCCCACAATGCGGCACTGTCGGATGTTGTGCTAACTTTTAATTGTGTTTTATAAGTTGTTGCAGATGTTGTTGCAGGTGAATCTAAATAATTTAATGCGTAATATCCCTGCATCCAAGTTTGATTACCGGTTGCGCTAGTATTGGCTAAAATGAAAAAACCATCATTACCATTAAAAATTTCAGTAGCACCTCTCATTAAACGCCATCCACCTAATGCCCTATCAATATTTCTTTTTAACAACAATCCTTGACTAACTAAAATTAAAACTTTACTTGTACTTAATGTCGGAGTAATTGATACACTTAAACCGCTATCAGTCATTGTTGTGCTTGCGACTATTGTTGCTGTGCTACTTGTTGCTTGAACAACCTGCAACACTTTGCCACCACCAGCAGGTGCAGCCCAAGCCAAACCTGTGGCAGTTGAAGTATCAACCGTTAAAACATTTCCATTGCTTCCGCTGCTTGCTAATCTTGCAACTGTGTTATCTGCTGTTCCAGCAATTAAATCACCTTTTGCATCAACGATGCTTTTGGCAATTGCTGCTCCAGCGTTTGTGAAAACTGTTGTATCGATAGCAGTTCCAAGTGATCGGATTGCTGCTGCACCATCCTTGACTAATGCGGTGTCATCTGGAGTGCTCCAGCTGTAATTTGTAGTAGTTGCCATTTTTCTCCTATTATCAGGCTACGATTGTAGCGTATTCCCATGTCAAAGTTGGATCAATTGTGTTCCATGTTTCGGTAATTGGCACAGTATTCCAGCGCATCGCCACTTGGCTAAACGCCACCGGTGAAAGATTGATGGTTAGGAATAATTCATTGAACCTTGTGCTCCATCGCCAGCCCTCAACATAACCTTCAAAGACCCCATTTGAGATCTGAGTTGGCAGGTTTTGAATGTTTAAAGGCTGACCCATAAAAACACCCAAAAGATTGTCCCGATCGCTGTTATCGATCTGAGGATTTGTTATTGGAAAAGTTATGGATTGGAAAGCTGCTAACGGAAAGGCACGCTGAGCAATGTATCTATCGGCAACCTCTTGGGCATCTACACCTGAATGAATAGCAGAGTTAATGTTTTCGGCTTTGTAGCCATATAGTGCAATTGATTGTGGGCTTGTTGCGGTTTCTTGATTATTAAAATTATTTCCATAATTGATATAAATGTCGTTGCGGATATCTGCTGATCTTGTAATAGTTGATAATCCTTGACCTAAAGCATGTTTTGCATCTAAATCAACATAACCATTGGCTGCTAGATAAGTCTGCCTGTGGTCTGCATCTGCATAACCAATATCTCCATTAGGTGCTTCATAAAGATAACCAAATGCGCTATCTGCAATGAAACTTGCAATGTTATAGACAGTATCAGGATCGGCTGATCTGCTAGACATTGTATAAAGCCCGGGTTGATCGATTTCTCCTAAACCTTGATTACCTGCCGTTGCCCAAGTTTCTGTTGCGTTATAGGTCGCCCATGTTGTAGCTGCTGGAACATCATTCCATGATGCTAACAATACGCTAGACAGCAATTCATAGATTTGGTCGCCATCCTCATCTTGAGAAAGATTGTCGTTGTAGATTTCTTTCGCAAGTTTAACTAATGAACCCATTGCAAGGATTGTGTAATTGACAACAGTTGCCAATGATCCAGTTGCACCAACCTCAACAGTTACATCAGTAACATCTCCACCGAATAAATTTACATAAGTTCCTGAACTATCTTTAACTTGCAAACTTAAAGAATCATTAATTTGAAAAGGCAAGGTTTGACCGGATAAGGCAACTAGAGCAACTTGCAAATAAGATGGATTCGGTTGAGTATAAATATCATCTCGACCGGCTTGATGGGCAATATCGCTGATAGCAATATCGGTGTAATCAACACCAGCAACAGTTAATTTCCAGTCAGGTGTCCAGACTGTCATTATCGAGCCCTAGTTATCCCGCTGTTGTATAGCTGTGGAACTGATCGGGATGCGCTCTGATTTAACACTTTTGCAACTGCTCTTGCAGCACCTTCAGAATCTACGGCTTGAACTGTAATGTTAGTAACTGCTGTTGTTCGGTTCTCTCTAGTGTTTGCCGGAACTGCTGGCAATGGTGCAGCCCCTAACATTCCTAATTGACTTGCACTAGGGGAAACATTTGGAATATATCCAACATCTCCTCCGGGTTTAATGATATTAACAACTCTAATTGCTTGATTTGCTAACTCTGTCAATCCGCCAATAACTTCACGAATAAAGTTAAGCAAGCCCTTTAATATATCTGCGAGTCCGCCAATTGCTTTGCCAAATGTTTCAGCACCCTTTTGGCTTTGTGCCAGTCCTGCACTTAATCCTTCATCTCCAGTTAATCCTGCAATAAACGCATTTAATGTTGGAATGCCTGTGTTATTCAAAAAACCAATAAATTGTTCAACGGCTGGAAGTAAAGCAACACCCAATGATTCCTTGGCTTCATCAAATCCTACTTTTAAGCGATCAATCTTGCCTTGAAATGTTTCGGCATTAGCGGCTGCTGCGCCACCATAAAGATCTGATAGTTTCGCTTGAACTTCGGTGAAAGATAAGGTTGATAATTCTGCTTTTGATAAACCAAGCCCTAATCTGCCAAGAGCTGTGGTGTTTCCATCTTGAGCCCTGCCTAAAGCATTGGCAACAGTTTCTAATTCTAATCCTCGACCTTTAGCAATATCTAAAGCAAGATTTAATAATTTCTGGGCTTCCTCAGTTGATTTTGTCGAAACCGCTAATCTCTGCATCGCTGGTCTAAGTTGGTCATCAGCCACACCAGTTGCTAAAGATGTCTTAAGGATCATTGCCTCAGTTGCCGCTATTTGGGCATCAGTAGCCCCTGTGGCGGTGCGTAGAGCAGCAGCCAACCTTAACTGAGCAGCCTCATCCTCAATGGCAGCCTTGACCCCATCAACGGCTAATTTAGTGCCATAGGCAACGGCAGCAGCAGCAGCGACTGCAAATGCAGCAGCAGCCTTCTTCCCAAACTCTGAAATTTTGCTTGAATTACTTTCGACCGCTTTGTCGGCTTCGCCTAGCTTCTTTTTTAAGTCATCAACATCGGCAAGGATTGATAACTTTAATGTGCGATTACCGGTTGCCATTAGACCCATTCCTTAATGATGCGATTAAAAGCCTGTTCCCATTTGTTAATCAATTCAGGCTGAATTTTGCGAAGGGTTGGATAGATGAACCAACCTCTTGAACCTCTGCCTTGCCGTCCTGAATATGTAGGGAACTGCTTGAACTTATTAGATCCAAACTCAACTCCACCCCATAGGGTTTGCGTTGTAGCACCACCTGAAAACTTTTGTCTTGCGAAACCATAACGGAACTCACCGATTTTGCTGGACTTAGAGATGCTAACGCCATCTGCGACTCTTTGCGCAACCTTGCCACTCTTTGTTCTAGTCCTAGCTGCCTGTTTAATTTCCTCTGATGCAAAATACGCCAGAGCAGCAGATTGAGTTCTTGCTTCCTCTGTTGCTTGGTCATCCATAAGTTTGAAAGCCTTGTAAATATCACGCAGATCGTTTTTATTGTATGCAATGGTTTCTTTAGCCATTCCTTGCCTCCAATATCTCGATCGCTGTTAATATGTCATCCGCATCAACCCATTCACTCATTGGTATCTTTGTGGCAATTGCCAACTCGACCAATAACCTGTTTAGGCTTCCTGCTTTATGGCTTTTGGGTTTGCATCACCAACGATGACATCCGCTACTGTTTCCATCCAAATATCCATTGGTTTAATGGGCTTATCTCCTGCGAGTTCACGCTTATGTGCATGATAAGCAAGAAACATAAGATCCCAGATACCCAACTTTTCGGATGCCTGACCAATAGTATTTCCTGTCTGCTTTTCCCATTTCGCCCACTCAGGTGGTTGGGCAATGTAAGTTGCTTGCTCACCTGAGTTATATTCAATTGTAATTGGTAACTTCATTTGTTTGCTCCCGTTTTATTTTTTAACTAAAGGTTTCGGTTACTGCGCCCTTAGATACTGTGAATGTGAATGATACTGTCTGAGCATCAATTCCTGAACCACCGGCAGTTGGAAACTCTGGCTTTACTGGAAACACAAATTGTGCTCCGGATGCAGCTGTAAGTGTCATGCTGATGTCTGTATCTGGTGCGCTTTCAGCAGCTGTCCATAGAGCCTCACAAACTGAGTTTGCCTTGCCCCAATCTGCCAACATATCCAACTGGAATGTTCCTGAAATGTTTGTGGTCTTGTAAGCCTCGCCCTCCATGGTCTGATAAACCTGACGCTCATTGACCTTGGTTAAAACTGCGTTTGTCGCTTGTGCTTGAATATCTGTTCCACCTGTGAAAGATAAACCAACATCACGACCGGTAATTACGACTGTTGCCATGATTTCTCCTTATATTGTTTGCGTGTAGTAGGTAGATACTCGAACATCTGCGATAAGCAGCGTTGATGCACCAACTTGAGTAACTGTCGGTCTTTCAACCGAGCTGACAATGTATCCAACTGGAATGACTGCCAGAACACTTATGATTAATTGCTCGATATTGTCGAGCGATGCTGGATTGCTGTTATAGGCAACCGCAACTGAAATAGTAAAATTGATCTTGGCTCTGATATTGCTTTTGCTTATTGTTTCGAATTCTAAATATGGTGAATCAGGCACAACCACCACAGCTGGTGGAATTACTGTTTCAGGCACGAATGAATAAACATTTCCTGCGACAACTGATAAAGCGGTTGCTAAAGGTGTCCGGATCTGTTGAAGAATTGTTTCATTTGGCATTTAGAGAGCCATGCTTTCGGTGTCCATATATGAACCAAGCAAACCAACGCACTTATTGAAAAGTGATCGACCCATTCTAAATGGTGTTGGTGAAAAATCTACTCCTTCGATTTGTCCTCCGCCGGCAAGTCTTGCTTGAAAGACTTCGACTGAAACTGTATAAACGGCTGACTGAACAGCTGCGTTTCCAACATAAGTTGATGCGCCAGAAAGGGTAGCAACTCCGGATGGGATGACATTAGCCTCGAGTATATCGGCGTTAGTGATCGATGCTGAAAAGGTATATTGTCCAAGATTGTCTGCCAGCACAACTCTTGTTCCGTTGTAAGGTGATCCGCATCCTGTGATGACAACTGATTGCCCTTCGGTAAATTCATGAATTCCTAATGTGGTAAATGTAGCAACATTGTCTGACAATGAAGTTGCTTGAATTGGTGCTTTGAATGTAACAAGCATTGGCAGAATAACAGTTTCTGCTGTGTCAATAATTTGGTTTAAATAAGTATCGTTATACAAGGCGGATGACACACCAAGGACGGATCGCAACTCGGTGGCTGTAATTATGCTTGGCATGTCATCTCCTTACTCCCATTAATGGATGCCTAGGATCGGGAGCAACCCTAGGCACTCAGTTAAATTAGGCTACTGCTAGCTTGCGGAATGCGGTTGGGTAGCGATTAACTACGCAAACATATCCGTAGATACCAATTTCAATGCGTCCATTTGCAACGATATTGGCACGAAGTTCTACTGTGCCACTCTCGTGGAATCGCATTGCTTGTGATGGATAAACCAAAGCATGCTTGGCGTTAGCATCATCACCTGTGTAGTTAGGGCTTACAACTAAAT